ATGGCAAATTTAGACGCATTTAGAAAATTAATCCGCGAAGAGGTTAAAGCTGTATTCCAAGAAGAATTAGCTGGAATCCTTAAAGAAGCTATTATAGCTAATAGAGGACAGCAAACTATTGTAGAATCAACAAGACCTATAGCAAAACCAGCTGTTCCTGCTACCATGAACAGATCTGTACCTAGACCAGTTGCCCCTGTATTATCCCCAGGTAATCCATTAAATAGCTTACTTGCTGAGACAGCTCAATCTATGACTATGGATGAATTCGGAGACTTAAACGGGCAAGGAGTAGAAAGAGATGTTCCTATTGTAGAATCTGTAGGAGATATGTTTGCAAATTCAAGAGGAAGCTCTAACCTAGAAGCAATTCAAATTAATGCAGTTCCGGACTTCTCTCATATGATGGCGAAAATGGGTATAAACGAATAGTATAAATGGCATACAACTTAAAGCAAATAAACGTACTTGACTTAAGATCCTCTACAGGGATTGGAGTTGCTTTGCCATTCAATACACCGGCTGTTTTTCAAACAGTATATACTACACAGGAGCAATTAAAATATAATATTATTAATTTTCTACTTACCGATAAACGTGAGAGAATTTTTAATCCTAACTTTGGTGCAGGAATAAGAAATAAAGTATTTGATCAGATTAGTCAAGACACTATAGACAGCTTAGACTTACAGATAAGAGCAGGAGTAGAGGCTTACTTTCCAAATGTAATAATTACGGAGTTAACTTTTAATGCAAGCCCAGATAGAAACCTACTTCAAATTCAGTTTTCGTATACTATAAGAAACACAGGTGTAACCGATAATATAATACTAGATTTAAATGGCTAATAAGAATATAACATACTTAAATAAAGATTTTAATACTTTTAGAGCTGCGCTTATTGAGTACGCTAAAGCTTACTATCCTCAATCCTACAATGACTTCTCCACTTCATCTCCTGGTACTATGTTTATTGAGATGGCTTCTTATGTAGGAGATGTATTATCTTTTTATCTAGATAATCAAGTACAAGAAAACTTCTTAGAGTACGCAAAGCAAACTAATAATCTGTATACCTTAGCCTATATGATGGGCTATAGACCTAAAGTAACTTCTGCAGCAATGGTCACCTTAGACGTATATCAACAGTTACCTGCTTCCGGTTCAACTTACGCTCCTGATTTTAACTATGCAATGATTATTGAAGAAGGAATGCAAGTTAGATCTAATGTCGATTCTACAAATTATTTCTACTGTCCTAATCAAGTAAACTTTAACCTATCTTCTTCTATCGATCCGACTGAGATCTCTGTATATACTACATCTGGAGGAAATCCAGCTACTTATTTACTTAAAAAGTCTACAGTAGCGATGTCCGGTCAAATAAAAGCTACTAGTATCTCTTTCGGTGCTGCTGAAAGGTTTCCAATAAGAACACTACAGGATAGTAATATTATTGAAATATTAAGTGTATATGATCAAACAACAGGCTTTAGATGGTACGAAGTTCCTTATTTAGCTCAAGAGTTTATTTTAAATCCCGTTACTAATACTGCTTTAAATTATCCTGGTCTATATCAAGAAGCTAATGAAGTTCCTTATATAATAGAAAAACTTCCAGTACCTAGAAGATTCGTTTCTAGATTTACCTCTAATAATATTTTAGAGTTAGAGTTCGGTGCTGGTATACAATCTGCTTCCGGTTCAATACCTAATCCATTTAACGTAGGTATCGGAACAGTTAACGGTATTGATTTATTAAATACAGCATTCGATCCTACTAACTTTGTAGTAAATCAATCTTACGGTCTAGCTCCTGTAAATACAAACTTAACGGTAAATTACCTAGTAGGAGGTGGAGCAACAGCAAACGTTAATACAAATGAGTTAACTAATATTGTTGTAGCAAATACTACTTTCCCTAATACCGGAACTCCTTCTGTACAAGTCTTAACACAAGCTACATTAGCTACTAACAATAGTGTGCAAGCAGTCGGAGGCGGTGATGGAGATACTCCAGACAGTATTAGATTAAATACGCTAGCTAAGTTTCCTTCTCAAATGAGAGCAGTAACACAGCAAGATTATTTAGGAACTGTACTAGGTATGCCGCCGAAGTTCGGACAAGTAGCTAAAGCATACGTAACAAAAGATTCTGCAACATTTTCTCAGTACTTAAGAAACGAACCAGGAGAGAGAGATCCTCTAGCGACTTCTATATACTTACTAAGTTACGATACAGACGGCACTTTTACACAGCCTAGTACTGCTTTAAATAAGAACATACAGACTTATTTGTCTGATTATAGAATGTTAACAGATACTATTATTTTAAAACCAGCTTATATTATTAACATACAAGTAGGTTTTGATATTATTATAAGACCTAACTATACTTCAAGAGAGGTAATCGGTGCTTGTCTAGTTGCATTAAAAGCATATTTTGCAAGAGAGAATTGGCAAATAAACCAACCAATTATAATGTCTGAAATTTATACCTTACTTGATCAAATAGCGGGTGTACAGACAGTTCAAAAAGTAAACATTAGAAATATAGCAGGTACTACCTCAGGGTATTCTCAATACAGTTACGATATACCAGGTGCAAGCTTAAACGGCGTTATTTATCCTTCATTAGATCCAAGTATCTTTGAAGTTAAATACCCAGACACAGATATTCAAGGACGTATAGTAACAATGTAATAAAATGGCAGTATATAACATATTCGCATCAGCAGATGCAACAATTTACTCAAGATACCCGTTAAAAAATACCGGTAGAGATCCTATATTAGAAGTATCTGTTAAAAATTCTCAAGATGGTACTAGGTTCTTGTATAGAAATCCTATAACAGAAAACCCATACTATACTTACGATTTAGCTGCTAACGGTAATTATAGTACCTCCGATGCTTATTTTCCTAATACGGACATTAGAAGATCTGTATTACAGTTTTCTGATCAAGATATTAATAAGCTAAAGGTCTATGCCTCTCAAGCAAAAAGCGGGTCTTACGCAGCAAGTTTAAAATTATTTCTAGCTTCTGCACAAAATCTAAATACTACTTATTCACTAGACGTATTTCCTGTATCACAATCTTGGTGTATGGGAACAGGACAATTTGCACAAGTACCACAATCTGTAAATGGAGTATCTTGGATGTATACTTGTCAATCAGGAAGCTCTCCTGCTTGGGTAGAAGATACTTTTTATTGGAACAATATTGACTTACCGAGTTGGGAATCAGCTAGCTATAATTGGGAGTATATTCCTACACCTGGACAGCCTTTCTATGTAGGAAGCGGAGGCTCTTGGTACGATTATTTAGAAGCTACTCAAAGCTTTGATTATACGTCTAATAAAGACATTAATACAGATATAACCGATATAATGACTGAGTGGCTTTCTGGTTCAATTCCTAACTACGGAGTAATAGTTAAGCATCCTCAAGCAGTAGAAGAGAATCCTAATGCATTTATAGATCTTAAATTCTTCTCAGTAGACACTCATACAATATACCCTCCTACTATTGAATTTAAATGGGATGATTCTTACTACTTCCCTCAAGGCGGTAACTTTGCTTTAAGTGATCAAATTACAGTAGTACTTGCAAACAATCCTGGACAATTTGCACAGAACGATGTCTATAAAATGAGAATAGGTACTAGATACACATATCCTCCAAGACAGTTTACAACTTCTTCAGTATATCTAACTAACTTGTACTTATCTCAAAACACTTACTGGGCTTTACAAGATGTAAAGACAGGAGAAATGGTAGTAGACTTCGATGAGAACTTTACAAAATTAAGTGCTGACAGTCTAGGCAACTACTTTACTTTGTATACTAGCGGATTAGAGATTAATAGATACTATAGACTCTTGATTAAAACTAGTATATACTCTACAACTTTTGGACCTTTATCATTATATAATAACGAACAGTCCATATACGATGCTTTATCACTCTATAGTGCTGCGGACTTACAGTTATTACCGGCAGAAGAAGTAACTTATACAGGTCAGAACTTAGTATTTAAAATCGTAGCATAATGTCAGAACAGGTTAAATTAATAAAAGAAGTTTACGGACGTACTACTTACGTTAATGTAATAGATACATCTTTTAGCGAACTGTACAACCCAGTTACCGCTTCTGCAGAAATAGGTATAAATACTTCAGTTGAATTATTCTTTGATGCGTATAACGAATTGTTTTTTCAGATACCAGCTACCGGAGAGTTAAATTCTCACGAGTATTTGGTAAAAAGAAGTTTAGAATATCTAGGTGGAGGAGTAGTAACTGACACAGAACAAGCCTATATTGAAGAGATAAACTCTTTAAGACAGCAATTATTAGAAGCGAATACGGATTTTTTAAATATAAATAACACAGTTTAATGGAAATAGTAGATGTATCTTATATTGGATCCGATGATCAGTATCAAAGTTATGCACCACAAGACGTAGCCCTGATTAATACTACCTTTATTAATGGAAGTTACGGTAGTATTGGTGATTATATAGAGTATTTTATAAAAGATCTAAACGGTACGGTTTTAAATGCTGAGTATTATTCAAGACAATATCAACTAGATGATAGCGTTGTAGACCCCGTAACTGGTACAACAACTCAACTTTATTTAGATCCAGAAAGAGATGCTAGAATTTTAGGTTATGATAGAGGTGTAGTTAATGTTAAGTATAATTTTTTTAACTCACAGTTACTTTCTTTACCGGACCCTGCATCACATTTTTGGATTAAAGAGATCTCTGCTTCTGGACTTGAAATTAAAACTGCTAGACAAGATTTAAGTAATACTGCACTTCAAGAAGCATTTGTAGTATTTAACGCTACTTTAGCTGCTGATCCATACTACCCTACCTTTTATTTAAACTTCGGCGCAGACGTACAATTGATAGGCGTTAATGCTGTATACGTAGAAGAAGAAGGTACCGGGTATGTTATTTTCAAGTTATATGAACCTCTACCTGATGCATTTACTACTAAATCAACCTTTTGGGTTGTAAAGCCAGTTGCTGATCCTGCAGAGTTTAATGTATCTATCAATGTACTACCTGAAGCAGTAGTAGATAGTACGCCTATTAAAGGACCTAACTATAAAGTAGCAGTAAACGATAAAGTAGGTCAAACTACACCGTATTACTCTTACGAATCTTTATTACTTACTTCTGTAACTTCTTCGTATCAACAGTTACAATCTTTAATGCAAGAAAAAGGTATTCAAATTAATGTTGATTATAGCAATTTTGAAAACTTTATACACTTTTCTTCTGCTACAGAAAGATTATATAACTTTGTATATAAGGTACAATTAATTGAATCTGCTTCAGCAGGCTTAACTCAAACTAATACTAGTACTGCAAAAGTACTTTTACAGAATCAGATAGATACAACTATTACTAATTTCGACGGATACGAGTATTACCTGTATTTTAATTCTGCTTCAACGTCATATCCAAAACGAACTAGTACACAGCCTTACCCTTTATATTCACTAACCTCTTCACAAGCTGTAAACTGGCTAGGAAGTATTAATACTTTACCGAATGGTCCAGCTACAATGAGTATGTACTGGTCTTCTTCGTACTACGACGATAATAATAAAGATTTGTTATTATATGCAACTCCAGCATACATAACAGAAGATCCTGCGAATACACCTTACCTTGTTTTCTTAAACATGATAGGTCAGCATTTTGATAATATTTGGATTTATTTAAAAGATGTAACAAATCACTATTCTGCAGAGAATAATCCATTTGTAGGTATTTCAATGGATCAAGTAGCAAACGCATTAAGAAGCTTCGGTGTACAGTTATATACTAATACAAGTATTACTGATAACATTTATTACTCTTTACTTGGTTTAAATCAAACAGGATCATCTTTACCAGTTACTTCAAGCGCTTACTCTGTAAGTAATGTTGCAAGTAGTAGTATTTATCCTTTAGCAGGTCAGCCTTGGCTAACTGCTTCTTTGTCATTACCTCCTTTTGGGGAAGAGAAAATTAACAGATACGTAATATCATTTGTTACAGGATCTAATCCTTCTTCTAGCTTTGCTACCTTACCTGCATCACAATTAACAGGAGAGACTTATAAACGCCTCTATCATAACCTTGCTTACTTGCTTAAGACAAGAGGTACAGAAAGAGGAATTAGAGCTTTAATTACTACGTTCGGTATTCCTGGAGATATTTTAGATCCGCACGAATACGGGGGTTATAATATCTACCAAGTACCAGGTATTCAAGAAATTAGTAATACTAAGATTTTAACTGGAAGCGTTCTAAACATTTCTAGTAGTCTTTTATCTCCGTATACTACAATTCAGTATTATCAGAACGATCAAGATAAAACTTCTAATAATGTAGAAGCAGGATTCTCTCCAGCAGACTCTATTAACGCTAGTATTACATCTTCAGGAATCGTTACTTCTTCCACACAGCCTGGGTACTTTAATATTATGCAACTTATCGGTGCCCCTGCTTTACAGTATTCAAGTTCATACATACCTCTTGATAATTTAGCCGATACATACTTTAGAGCAGAATATACGAGTAGATATAACGTTTGGGATTTTATTAGAGTTATAAAGTATTATAATAACTCAGTATTTAAGATGTTAAGAGACTGGATGCCTGCTAGAGCTTCTGCTACAACAGGT